ACAAAGATCTATAACGGAATAGGTCACACGCCAGTCTTTGATATTGCACAAATACAACGTTCCATATATGGAGATTACGGTGAGATATACTCGAGTATCTCATACGGTGCACATCCAGTGACAGTTGTAGATGAAAACACGTTAACGCAAAATGACTTTAACGTAGGTGCTGAGCCTGGTGCTGTAATAAATGTACAGAACAGTCTCAATGGGCAACCCAACTATGTTTTTGACTTTAAGGCTCCACCGTTAGACTCAATAAAAGAGTTACGTGAGCTTATAGATCAAAAGATATCTAAGATGAATGAGATAGCAATGATACGTTCAGAGGAACTTATTAAAGCATCGCGATCTGGCGTACAATTAGAAATGTATGACAGTAAATTAGAAGCAATGATTCGCAAGAAAGCAACATCATTAGAAAACGCAGAAGCCAACATATTATGGCCTATGTGGTTTGACTGGCAAGGACTAAGCATGCCAGATGACTTAACAGTTAGTTATAACAGATTATACAATCAAAAAGGCTTAGAAAACGAATTAGCAGAGCTGGACAAGTTACTACTCACTTACGAAAGATTTGAGAAAGTATTTGGTCCAGACGATTATGAGGATAGTCCTGAGGAATTTGCTACAGCAGAAGAAGCAGAAGCAATGGCAAACGCATTAGGCGGAACAGGAACTCATAGCCATACCACTGAAGAAGGGGTAACTATATACATGCCTTTCAACAGTCACGAAGAGTATGTATTAAGATTACAAATGGTTAAGTCAGAAGATGCTGACTTTGGACCAGGTTTAAAAGAAAGAATTTCAGAACGTTTAACACAACTTGTTGAAGGTTCTTACACAAACAATAGTCTATAAAGACATTTGTATAGGAGGAGTACTAATAAGTGCTCGTATAAATTACGCTCACTCAAGCGATAACTAGGAGATGAAAATGGAAGCAGATTCCACAAATACAGTTGAACATACTGAACAAAGTGTTCCGGTGACAGATTCCGCAACAAACGTAGACAATAAAACGGAAACGGTTAAATCTGAGAAAAAAACAACGCCAAGCGTTGAAGTTAAAGAAGGTAAGATATTTGTTGACGGCAATCGTGTTTATACACGTGATGACGTTAATAAAATAGGTGCCAATGCTAAAAGAGAAGTAGAGTCAAGATTAATTCAAGACTTGAACGTTGATAGCATTGATAGTGTTAAAGGTGTAGTTAAAGCACTTCAAGAGACACAGAGCGATGAAGGCTCATCACTAAACGTTCAATCGTTAAGAGATGCAGTTAAGAAACGTGAAGCAACTGTTGAAGAACTTAAACAGCAAGTAACAAGCCTAAAAACAGACTTACTTTTAAAAGACCATATGGGTCAACTTAATAGTGCTATGCCAGGTAACTGGACAGCAGAACAGAAGTCAGCAGTAGTCACATTGATGAAAGCAGACAATATGTTGGCAGTAGAAGGTGATACATTTGCAATTAGAAGTGGAGAAAATTATCTCACTACTGATGGTGAAACACCTGATTATGCAAGTGCTGTAGAACTAGTAGGTAAGAACTTAGGTCTTAACTTTGGCAAAAAAGGTGTTGACATGCCAATAGGTGAAATGAATAGCCCAATTGAAAGTAAACAGTCTGCAAAGCCTGTGGACAGAAACAAGGTTACAAATGATCCGGCATACAGAGAGGCATACTTAGATGTACGCCTTAATCGTAAGGGTGGAGTTAAGACTAGTGAGATCACTGATAATATGATTAAGTCTAGAGTTAGCGAAATCCAAAAAGGTAAGGCTAGAAATTACGGATAAGTAATTATAGCCAAAAAATTAAATTGTCAAAATAGGAGATAACTATGACAACAGCAACAACAGTTGAAGAGTTATATACTGATTTAGTTGCAGATCTAGTACCATACTTTATGAATGCTACTCTGCTCCCTAACTCGGCATTAATCCGCAACTCAATTAATATGGTAGGTGAAACCGGTGGAACCGTAAGATTCCCAATCACTAACGCATATACCAATGCTTCAGACGTAGTAGAAGGTGGTTCAATTGGTTCAGCATCTGATTTAGATACTGGCCCAGCGGCTAACATCACACTACAGAAACGTGGTATAGGTTCTAACGTATCGCTAGAAGCTCTTTCGGATGGTGGCTACGACCTGGTTTACAGAGCTACTCTACAAAGACTTGGTGGTGGACTTGCACAAGCAACAGACATCGCAGGCTTTATAACAGCTCTAACAGCATTTACTACTGAAGTAGGAACTACATCATCAGCTAACACTTCAAGTAGAAACGCTATCTTTTCACCAGATGCATTAGGTTATGCAGTAAAAGACGATGGCCCATTAGTAGAAACATGGTACGACGTTGATTCACAAACGCATCAATTTAGAGGATCTATTAGGGACGGATATGTCGCAATTAGATCTAACTTCGGTGTTAGAATGACAGCAAATAATACAATTGGTGGTAACGTTGTTACACTTGGCGCAGATATTTCATCTGTTGCACTTGGTACAACTACACTAAGAGTAGAAAATGCTCCAACATTAGATAACGGTAACTACATCTGTGCTTTAGACCCAGCAATGGAATACGCTCTAAATGAGCAAGTTGCATTAGCAGGCGGAGGCATCGCAGTAGGTTCATTATCAGATATTGGTAATAGAGCTTTTTACGACGGACTTATTGGTCAAGCAGTTGGATGTGCGTTCTTTAGAACAAACAACTTACCAGCGGCTGGCGTAGTAGCCTAACTTAGGATAATATTATGGCATTTGTAACAGACGGTGGCGGAAACGTAACATCATACGCAGAATATACTGACGTGTTACAAAAGGATCAACGACTTTTAGAAGCAAACGTTATTAAAGTACCAGCAGAGTCTGGCTTTGTTGACGTTACTGACTTCATTGAAGACATGCTTACTAGTAGTACTAATCGCATAAACACTAAGATTAAAGCAAGTTCTTGGTGGCAAGGATATTTGAATTATACAGGAACATCAGTAACCCGAGCGGCATTGATGCCTGATTTTAATCCCAATAATATTGCTACACGAAAACAAGAATTTACTGATCTATGTGTGTTTTACTGTATGTATTATTATATACTACCTTTGATTGGAGACTTCAGTGATGAAGAATCTGCAGAGGTACATAAAATAAAATACTATGAGGACAAGTTCCAGGGTTTGTTTAACGAACTCCTTGCTCTTGCTGATTGGTATGATGCAGACGGCGATGGTACAGTAGAAGATTCTGAAAAGGTTTGGACTAACCAAACCGTAAGACGTTCAAGACGTAGATCAACAGTGGTGAGAGTTAACTAATGTCAATTAGATCTTTACTCTTAACGCAATTGGCTAACACTACAGACAACGGTGGTGTTGCTTCAACAGATTATTCTTTAGAAGCAAATGAACTACCGTGGTCTGCAAGTGGTGAGTCACTATATGTCAAGAACATGCGTGTAGTATATGTAGGTGATGAAGACGAAGCAAAGGTACAACTGTACCGTACACTTGACCAAGGTGATGTGTACCAAACAGAGACCGTTGTGCAAGCCTTCTTAACTGAAGATGCCAAAAATATTAAAGCAAATCAATCAATTGTTATACAAAACATGCTTGACGCAAAGTCAGTAATTAACACAGAGAATGGATTTAATGTCCAGAGTGCTGAAAGTGGTTACGAACAAGAAATCGAGAATGATAATATAACTTATACTTTCGAGTATAATTTTACAACCATGTAGGAGAAATTAAAATGGCAGTAATAAATGTAACAACCGGTGATCAAGCAATCCTAACTTTAGGGAACACAGCACCATTAGCCGTCCCAGGCGCGCCTGGCAGTATGGTGGTCCCATTTGTACAAGATATAACCATAAATGCAACTCCAGGAACTGTTAGATATTCAACTTTGGATTCTACTAGTTCAAGTGCATTTACAACCGTAAACGAAAATTCAATATCTCTAAATGTATTAGTCGACGAGGCTACTATGTTTGGAACAGCTAACGCAGTTAATAGTGTTATCGATGATGGATTATTCGTAACGAGTTCAAATAAAACCGAAATTAATTTCGGTGTTTCCGTAACAGGAACAGGAACTACCGGTGATATCTATATAAGTGGCTCTGGTTTTATTGGTGGTTTAGCCCCAACAGCATCAATTGATGGTGCAGTATGGCTATCCCCAATGGAAATTATAGTGAACGGAGAGCTTACTAAAACCGTAGAATAAGTGTAATAACTTAACAACTTATAACACCCCTTAGGGGGTGTTATATTTTAGGAGAAAAATATGAAACATCGATTTTTAAATGTATTTGAAAATGGTGTATGGCCTAGACCCGATAGAATTATTAAAATCGACGGGGTAGAACATGATATGGATCAATACGCGGCAGAAAATGGTATTGCTTTACCTGATTCTAAACCAAACAAAAAACATAAAAAGCAGATAAATATAGATATAAAGGAAAAAGATAATGCAGATATGGGACAACAAGACGATTCCGGAGATCATAAAGTCGATGGAAACGGAGATAGCGAAGTCTCAGAATGAACTTCGTTGTGCTTATGGCGATATAGCCAAAGCTCAGAGTAGGATAGCATTTTGTTTAAGTGCTATACACAATTTAAATAATAGATATAAAGGAATAAAGATATGAAATTAGCAGAACTTTCACAAAAACCCGAACTAATCAAAATAGAAATTGATACTGAAGAACTCATTGAGAAATACGGTGATACTTTAGAATTCTTTTGTTTTGACAGACAACCATTAGATACCTTCACAAAATTGGCTAACGCAGATGCCAATGATCCAGGGTCTCTGACAATGTTGTTCAAAGACTTAATCCTAGACGAAGAAGGCAACCATATCATAACAGGTGATAATGTGCTACCTATGGACGTCATGATAGAAGCAATCAAGATGATTGGTGAACGACTGGGAAAGTAAGTAACCATCAGATAGTTGAAGGTTCTCCTGACACAAACATGATATTAATGTTTGATATAATGGGGAGAAGATATGGCACGTTACCGAGTGAAATATTGCGTAGTGCTGATTCGTTTGATTTAATGGTAATGGATGTTGCCACTACATACGAACAGTTCTTAGACGCAAAAGCGAATAACAAGTCCATGGACAAGTTCATGGATCAAGATAATTTGCGAGAACACTTTAATAAGGTAACTGGTAAGGACAAATAAATGGGAATTAAGGTAGATACAAGAGATACTAAACAAATGTTTAAGGAATTAAATGTTATGCCTAAGCAGGCTATGAAAGAAGCATACCCCTACCTAAAATCAGAAACCCCAAGTAAATCCGGTAACGCACGCCGAAAAACAAGACTAAGTGGCAATACAATTAAGTCCAATTATGGATACGCTGGTGCATTAGACGATGGACTTAGTCAACAAGCACCTGATGGATTCACAGACCCTACTATTAAAGAGTTAGGGAATATTATAACTGACTTAGTAAAGGACATCAACAATGGCTAGAAATATAAAAGTAGCGTTAACCTTAGAAAACAATAAGTTCAACAGAGAATTAAACACTAGTAAACAAAAAGTCAAAGGGTTTTCCAATGACAGTATAGTCAGTGTTAAAAATTTAGGGAAAGCATTTGCGGCGTTAGGTGCCGCATCACTAATAAAAAGTATAGTTACAGTTGGTCAGAGCTTCCAGGATCTAAGATCAAGTCTGACATTTGCTGAAGGTGGAGCCAAAGCAGGTGCCGCCGCATTTAGTAATTTAACTGATTTAGCCACACGAACACAATTTGGTGTAGAACAACTTACAGCAAGTTATATCAGATTAAAAACAGCTGGTATAGAACCTACAAACGAATTATTATTGAGCTTTGCAAGTGCGGCCTCTATCACACAGGACCAAGTAGGAACACTTACAGCCTTTACAGAATTATATGCAAGGGCTATAAGTAAAGCAAAGTTAGAACAAACAGATTTTGATAAGATAGCAGAAAGAGGTATCGATATTTATGGTCTTCTGAGAGAAAAATTCAGAATGACTGTAGATGAGATCAAGAATTTAGCTAAGACAGCAAGTGGACAAAAACAATTATTTAAAGGTATACAAGAAGCATTAGAAGAGACATATGGTGCGGCGTTACCTGAGAAATTAAAGAACTCTAGTATTGCATTTAGTAATTTACAAATTGCAGTTAAATCATTAGCTGATGAGACCTTCCAGGCAGTAGGGTTAGACAGCACAACAGCAGTTGACGGCTTGACTAACTCCATAAACAACTTATCGACTACTGTTGCAAATTTAAGCACAAGTGGTTGGGACAAAATTATTAAAGGACTTGCTGGTATTGCCGCTGGTTTATTACTGTTAGTAAAAAGAGGAAAAATAAAAGGATTCCTCAAGTCAGGAATGGAAGGCTTTAAAGGAGCAATGACTGGTGCTATAGTTACCGTTGACGACTTAGGCAAAGCTGTAAAAGGCACATTTACTCCAGCACAAAATTTTAAAGCAATATTTAAAAATTTAGGGAAGGCTTTAAAGGCGGCGTTTGGCGGACACGCTACAGGTCAGATCAAAGAGATGGGTAAAGGTTTTGGAATTGTAAATAGAGCGTTAGCCTCAATGGGGCAAGTTATTTTTAGTATCGGTGGAGCTTTCAGCAATTTGACAAGATTGGTATTAGGGCCATGGGGTGCTCTAGCGGTAGCAATAGATTTTGTACTTGAGAAGTTCTTAGGCTTTAGTATACTAGGAGTTGTATGGAATGGAATTAAAATATTAATAAGTAAATTCGCTTTACTTGCTGATTTCCTCTTCGGCAAAGCCGGTGACGCCCTAGGTTATATTTGGGATAAGATGTCGAGCCTAACTGAAGCCACACAGAAGTTAACCAAGCCATTGAAAGATCTCTTAATAAGTTGGGGACTAGTTGCAAAAATAGAACCCATTCCCGATGAGATTCCTGAGGTCGTGGAACAGACTGCTGAAGAGATTGCAGAAGCGGCTAGAGTGGCGGCTGAATTGAAAAAAGAAACCGATGCCGCGACTGCCGCCGCTGAAGCATTTGCGAAAGGTTACAACAATGCCAGATCGACTATTAGAGACTTTTCGGACGAAGTGGTTGATAGCAATGATGTTCTAGCCGGATACACAAAATGGTTAATTGGGATATATGAGCAGGCTGACGAGACTGTGAAAGGGCTAGTATATTTAGAGATAGCTCTTAAACAGGTTAAAAAGCTATTAGATACTGCAATCTCTGTAGAGGATGCTGTCGGAATCTTACGCCTCGGAGAAGCTTACCGAATATTAACCGAGATGCTCAACGATCTTAAAGAATCAGCATCTGATGCCTTAACACCTCTCGAAGCATTTAGAGAAGATCTAGAAAAATCTGAAATTACACTAGATCAATACACTATACTCTTGGCAAAATTACAAGAAGTGTATAAAACCACTGGAATGAGATTAGAAGAATTTAATAGACTTAAACGTGAGCTTGACGAAACATTTGGTCAGAATGAAGCAATGAATTCATTCCTTGACACATTAGGACGAGCACAAAAAGCATTAAGCGAAGATCTTGCAACAGCATTCTTAGAAGGTGAGAGTGCTGGAGAAGCATTTCAGAACTTCTTTAAGAAGATGGTTACACAAATACTTGCTGACATACTTAGATTACGAATTATACAACCTATATTGCAAGGCCTATTCGGATTATCATTTGGTGCAGGTGGCTCAGTAATAGGCTTTGACTGGTCTAAGTCAATATTCGGTGGTGGTAAAGCCGCAGGTGGACCAGTTATGCCAGGTGGAACCTACTTAGTAGGAGAAAAAGGACCTGAATTATTAAAAATGGGTGCCACTGGTGGTAACATTGTACCTAATAATCAATTAGGTGGTGCTACACAAGTAACGTATAACATCAATGCCGTTGATGCACGTTCATTCAAACAACTTGTTGCCGCAGATCCTGAATACTTATATAACGTTACCCAAGTTGGGGCAAGGAGACAACCACGATGAGCCTACAAACAATAGTAGATAATGCAACATTTGTTACAATCTACAGAAAGAAGATTGCTGGACAATCAATATCGAGATCAGGTAGATTACTTACTTCAGAGGTTGTATCTGCGGTGCCCTACCAATTTACAGTTGGCATGCACGGGGGTCTACAATACTCAACTAACAGAGGACTTACAGAAGATTTAAACGCATTAGACGTTACAGAAGAAAGCTCAATAGACATAGGTACAACTAATACTAACTTAGCATATATTACTGCTTATCAAGGAGACCTGAGTGCTGTAAACATAGGACTAATAGACGTTACTAGTGCCTCAGGTACTAGTCTAGTATTAGATACTAGTGGTGCATCAGGAAGTGGAAATGTATTTGAAAAAGGCGATTATGTACAATTAGACAGTAGTTATAGATACCCTTATCAAGTAACAGCCGATGTTGCTTGGCATGTAAGTACAATAACAGTACCTTTAAGCAGACCATTTATACCACAAGACTCATATACAGTAGCAGGTAAAGGTATTGTAGTAGGTTCAGCAGTTACATGGAAAGTTAAATTAGTAACAAAGCCTAGATATAGTGTTATACCCGGAGATTTACTTAACTTTGACACTGACTTTGAATTTATTGAATTTATTAGAAAAGAGGACGGGTAATGGCTACTACGATTACCGAAGTAGAAGCAAATGATATTAAACATTGTTTGTTAATTCAACTACAAATAGATACCACAACCTACTATATTTCAAATAGTTGGAAAACAATTACATATGACAGTAATGATTACACTGAACTAGGTGCATTTCTAAGTGTGGGGGAATTTCAAGAGGATATCAAGACAACTAACGGTGATTTAAGCATGGTTTTAACAGGAATACCTGCGGGTAATGTTCAAACAGTTATGGCTGAACCTGTTAAAGGGGGTGAAGTAACTATATTTAGAGCATTCTTTGATGATAATTATGCTGTAACTAACGTATATCCTCGTTATAAAGGTATTATTACTAACTATAACATTACTGAACAAGTAGATCTCGAAAATGGAGACATAACAAACACAGTAGGTATAAGTGTTGCTAGTATTAACACAATATTAGAAAATAGAGTAAACGGACAACGCACATCTCCAACAGATAGAAACCAATTCTACCCTGGCGACGAAACATTTGATAGAGTACCTGTAATTAATGGTACTACCTTCGACTTTGGTAGAGAATATACTGGAGGTACTGGTTATGGTGGCGGTGGCGGCGGACGTCGGGGACCATATGGGCCTCACATGAGATAATAATGAAGATAAGAAAAGCAGAATTACAAGATTTTGATCGTATTATGGAAATGATGATTGACTTTGCTAACAGCTCTCCATATGAACCACAACGTGAACCAGAGTATGGAGATACATGGGTCCGAAGATTACTATGTTCTTTTATGGCGGCAGGTTGTATATTCTTAGCCGAACATGAAGATAAAATAATAGGTATGCTTATAGCACAAATACAACCAGACCCCTGGTTACCCCATGTTAAGACAATGAAAGAAGTGGCTTGGTGGGTAGATCCAGAACATAGAATGGGTAGTGCTGGTTATAAGTTATTGCTTAGATACATTAAGTATGGTAAAGCATTACAAGAAGCAGATGAAATACAAGGTTTTACATTAACAAACATGGAACAGTCACCAGACTTTAATTTAGAGAAAAGAGGTTGGGCACCTATGGAACGTAATTACCTTTACCAAGGATAATATATGGCAATATTTACAGCAATAGGAGCAACCATAGCAGGATGGCTTGGCATGACAGGTACATTTGCTACCATAGCAGGTGTAGGGTTGAGCTTTGCTGGAACACTTGTAGCAGGTGTTGTTGCCGCCGGCCTAAGTATGGCTACTGCTAAAGTATTAGGAGTGTTCAAAAAACCAGGTATGGCAAATGCAAATGATCCAGGTGTTAAAGTACAATTAGAACCAAGCACAGATAACAAAGTACCTGTGTTTTATGGTACTAACTTAACTAGTGGGTTAATTACTGATGCTGGTATTACAAACAGTAACAAAACAATGACTTATGTTATTATATTAGGTGAGAAAACAGACACTGGTACATATACAGTTACTAAACAATACAGAGGAGATTGGGAACTTAACTTTAATACATCGGCGGCAAGTACTCACATTGTGTCATCAATAACAGATGCTAACGCTACTTCAAGTACTGACGTCGCAGGTAAATTGAGATGTAGAGTATATGCTGGTGGTACTGCCTCAGGTAACCAGATATTCCCAGCTAATGCTGGAAACAGAGTTGCCGCAACAACATTATTATCAACTATCGACGGTGATACTAGTTATGAAGGATTAGTATATGCTGTATTCCAAATGGATTATGATCAAGAAAATGGACTTACTGCATTAGGACAATATACGGCTGAAATAACCAACGATCTTAATGAACCAGGTGCAGTATTAACTGATTACTTATTAAACAGCCGTTATGGTGCAGGACTTAGTGCTAGTGATATTGATTCAACATCAATTGCCGCTTTAACAACTCACTGTGAAGAATTAGTAGCATATCAAAATTCCTCAGGTGGAGCAGAGACTCATCCTAGATGGGAAATAAATGGTATGATGGGTACATATGGTGATGTATTCACAAACATAGACTTAATATGTCAAGCATGTAGTACATTCTTTACATATAATCCTAAAGTTGGTAAATTTGAAGTAGTACCAAACAGAGAAGCAACAACAGGTGAGAAAAGTGCCGCTTATTTGTTCAATGATGACAATGTTATTGGTGCAATAGATGTAACATCGACGCAGTTGTATGCACAATACAATGAGATAGAAGCAGAATACCCTGATGGTACTGAAAGAGATCAAACAAATACAGTATATGTAAGTACTCCAGGCGGAGAGTTAAATGCAAACGAACCAACAAATAAATTAACCACACGTTATCCAATATGTAATGACTCACCACGTGTTACTAACTTAGCATTAATAGATTTAAGACAAAGTAGAAAAGACTTAGTAGTACAATTAGAAGCAGATTATGAAGCAATACAGTCTGATGTTGGTGACATTGTTAAATTAACAAACACAACATATGATTTCAGTGAGAAATTGTTTCGAGTTATGCGTGTCACTGAGAAAGAGTCAGAGAATGGAATGTTATCAGTAAATCTTGTTTTACTTGAATATGATGATAGTGTATATACACATGAAACAGTTAGAATAGGTGGTGACTTACCAGCAACAGGTATTCCTGGCATTTGGACTCTTTTCGCTAATAGTCTTGTGACAGTAGGTAACATTACAGTTGCTGATAATCAAAACAATGTAGCCGCAAACATAGTGTATAGTGGTAATAACGATAGTACAGGTACTACAATTGACTATGCAAACATAGTATTACCAATGGCACCAAGCACAGGTGATATAGGTGGACCTTTCTTAAGTGTTCCAGTAACACCAGCCACAAATACATATTGGCCTCAAATGCACATGAAAGTTACTCCAGTAATGGTAGGTGGTGCAGAAGGTACTCCAACAGTAAACATATATGGGCAAAATGCAAATGCATTATTTTCCTCTGGTGAAACATCTAATGTAGGTGTAGACTTAAAATTTCTGAGTAATAATCAAAGAATAGCTAACGTTGCAAGTGTTAGGATGGAAGTAAATGCACACAATCCTTATATAGGTATTAGTAGTAGAATAACAGAAACAGCAAACATTACGTTTGATTCACCAGGTATCCTTAAGGAATCTATGGCTACATTTGGTGCTGGTACACAATTACAAGCCGCATTAGCAGACAAAGTAGACTTAACACAAGACACATCGTGGCATCTCCTTGCCGCGACTGATGAATTTCCAATTGCTGGTTCTGCTGAAGGTTCCTATGCATTTTCTTCAAGTGCTACACCAATAGGTGGTTTATCTTCGGGATCATATGACTTAGGATTTAAATCAAATATTGTGTTAACATTTCATAATGGTGTGTCTTCAGCCGAAAGAAATATTGTTGAGTCAGGAACTACTAAAACATTTCCAACAGCTTCAATGATACCATCAATGTTTACTGCACAAGAATTTAGCACTGATCCAACTGCACAAGACCCTGCACTTACTAGTGATTATTATATAACTGATGCTAATGTTTCATTGTATGGCTATTCAACTCTTGAAACCTCAGGTGGGGAAAGAGGATTCGCCGAAATGGTGTATAACACAGTTAAAATTAATAAAGGTGCGGAGGAATAAGCATAATGAATAGAACTATATATGATACAACCACTGGTAAAATCATAATAAGTAGATTTATGAATGATGATATACTAGCACGTAGACTTGCTGACTATCCAGGTACCGCTTCATTAGATATGAAAGTTCAAGGTATCAATGCAAAACAAATTAATTTAGAAACATTAGAAGTAGAAGATAAAGTTATCACAGTACATGTCATGGAACACTTAAGACGTAAAAGAAGTCTTGAACTTTTTTCATCTGATTGGACACAGAGTCCTGATTCACCATTATCAACTGCAAAGAAAACAGAATGGGCAACATATAGACAAGAATTAAGAGATTTGCCTAGTACAACATATACGGCTATAGACGATATAGTATGGCCAACTAAGCCGGAGTAGTAGATTATGACCGTTAGAAGACGTTTATCCACAAATAAAGGCAGTCTAAAATCAGACTCATATATTAATAGTATGACACCTGCACTTAGTGAGCTTGACAGAACTATTGTTTGGACTGTTACTACTAGTCTAGATCCAGGTACGAAATTAGGATATGAAATACATAGTCATGATCTAGCAGATTATTATCTATTCCCAACTTCCGTGGCAGTAGGTCTCTCGGATTACTTTGACACTTACAGCCGTCACATTCCTGGCTGGGCCACTGGATACGGATTCTTTGGCACAGGTTATAATACGACAGGGATTGGCACTTTTGGCAATGTTGATGTAGGTCCCAATGGCGATTTTACAATAACTGTCAGTCTAACAGATTATGATAATTTTAATAGAATTAGTGCAAACACATCTATCTATCTAGACGTGACAAGACCTGCCGGACCATATGGAGAACCAAGAGATGTATTAAGTACAAGCAGTAATGTTTATATCACTCAAGAAACAGGAATGTCAATAACAGGTGGCGGTAATACAAATATATTGCCAGCATTAACTGGACACTCAGAACCAGCCGCAAATGGTTGGTTAGGAACAGTAGTAAGTGTTCATAATGGTAGACGTGTAACTGAAGTAACTTCAGTTGGCACAACTACACTAACTGTAGATACTGGTAATTTAAACCAATATCCTGTAGTTGATGGATATGGTGGAGGTGGAAACAATTCTAATGTATGGTTACATGCTATTGCTGGTGGTGGTGGAGGTGGTCCAGGCTCTGATGCTAATTCACCAGGCGCTGGTGGAGGAGCAGGTGCGTATGTTTGGAGACAAATAGGTCGTGATTCAGA